GGCCGTCAGATTCGATACCTAAAAAATCGTTTCTAATAGCACGCCTTAAACACGCCTATAGAAATGCAGGTTTAACACACCCTTAGTTAGCATATGCTAACTCGCGGTTAATAGAAGAGGCCGTAAACGCACATCACGTTCACGGCCTCTATTTTACTTACTGTATTCTGCCGGTATTTGTCACAATATCTGCAAGCTTACTATTAGCCTCCGCAAGCAAGCCCCTCAAATCAGAGAGTTGGGAAGTAACGCCACCAATCACTTCCTCTAAATCCTCAAACTCCAGGAGCTCAACATGTGCGTAAGCTCCAGGGTTCGAGAAATGAACCGTGATTTTATTATGCTCACAACCCACAAACACGCTAGACGGGTCATTAGCAGGCGACGCGTGAGACGGAATACCAGCTCCCTCGGCATACTTGAACGGCCCAAAAGTGATGCCATCGACTACAACCATATAAACACGTGTATCATCACAGTTAAAATCTACAGCATCGCTTGTAGGCTCAACTTCAAGAAAATATGTTTTCATTAAATCACCCCCAAATAATAGCAAATCCAGCAAACGGCTGGTTTCTGCTAACTGTATCAAGGCTAACATTTCCGCTTCCGTCCACAGATACACGGAACGAACCTGTAGAGGCGTTCGTATTAGCTTTAATAGTTTCCGTTAGCACCTGGACATCGCTTCTCTGCTCTCCAGCAATAGAGCAAGTTGCATAAATAAACATAGTACCAGTGATTTTAGCAATTTTTACGCTACCACTCCCCGGGCACGCATAGAAGCCGCTGTAAGCTACGCTAACGCCGGGCTCCTTAACAATATTTCCGGCCTTACTATCGACATACGCCTTAGTCGCCGCATCCTGCGGATTAGTGGGGTCAGCCATGGAAACAATCTTTTTGCCGTCCATGTTCGCCTGCCTTCTAATAAAAACAGACCCACCGTCACATTCAATCTGATTTTGACCTTTGACGTTCAACCGCACAGAGCTGGCTTGAGTAAGCACAGCGCCTCCGTCCGACATAGTCCCACCGCTAGAAATTCCACCGGTTTGCACCACGTTATTCGACCCCATATTGATATTCCCGCGCATCGTCCCGCCCGCCAGCGGCAGATAATCCCCGCCAGCCTTACCGTCAACATACTTCTTGTTAACAAGATCATTATTTTCAGTAGGCACCCCTTGATACTGCGGTTTATAGGTAAGGAACTGAGCAGTCTTCTGCGTTCCGTTAAAGAACAAACTACCGCCATCAGAAGGGTCACCGGAAATAATACGTAGTCCATCACCGCCACCGAAAATAAGACCCTTGTCGCCAAATTTCAGTTGATTCGCCCCAACGTCCACATAGTCAACGTTAGAATCCCGGTAAACGCTCAGCGTTCCGCCCGTCACGTCCGCCGCCTTAGCGCCCACTTTGACACTCACCGTGTTCTCACTATCCGGGTCCTGCGCCTCGATTGCAACACTACTACCACCCGCAGTAGTCCGCTCCGCCTTCACCCTAGCCACCTTAGAGTTAAGGTTAGCAGTCAGCGCCGCATCAACGTCTGCCGCACTATGCCCGGCGCTAACAGACCCCATAATAGCGCCCTCACCCTGAGATCCAATGACAATGGAATGGTCAGCATCGTTCACAGCAGCACCGATATATTCAGCGTCTCCCTTGAACTTGATATTTCCGGTCATCGTTCCACCAGCCAGCGGCAGATAGCCCTCCAGTTCCTCCTTAGTAGGAATCTTAGCCGGGTCGGTCGAAATAGTGTTACCGGAAATAACGATACCCTCGCCAGCAACATATTCCGTACCGCCACCGCCGCCTCCGCCGGTAGCGTTCAGCACGCCCTCCGGTGTAATCGTCAGATTAGCGCCAACTTTTACGCCGCCCAGAGTGGTAGCACTAGCAATGGGCAACGTATATTCAGGGCCGTGACTGTCAAGATATTTCTTGTTCACAGCGTCCCCATCATCAACCGGGTCCGCGACTCCCGTAATCCTGTGGTCCATAGCATTGACGTTAGTACCCGGCGAAAGTCGCAGTTCGTTGGGAGCATGAATTTCAGTGACCCATAGCTCACCAGTCCCGCCATCAATTCCGTTTCTGTTCACGTACACAGCGCCTGCATCAGTCCCCACGTTGATATCCAGATGGGGGACGTCTCCGGTCATATGCTGTTGAATGGTAATGGCCCCAATCTTGAGCTGTCCAGCGCCATTATCCGCAGTCGTCAGAAGAGTGGCCGCTCCCAGAATCCGAACGTTTCCGCTCTCGCTTTTAACGCACACATCCCCATTATCCCGGTAAAAAGCACCCTTAACCGTCTTGCCGTCTACCAGCTTAACAACGGCGGAGCCCTCCATCTGTAGATCACCGGTCATTGTGTCACCGGCCTTCTTCACGTATGGAAGCGGCACGTCCCCGGTAGTGAGCCCGTTGATCTGGTCTTGAAGCAACTGGTCGGCCTCTGTACGATTCACAATTTCCTTATTGAGATTCTGCTCAATTTTCAGGTCCGCATTGGCCCGATCAATAGCCTCCTGATTGATATTGCCCTGGAGCACAGCGTCAGCGGCGGTCCTCTCCGCCTTCTCAGTCTCAATAGCGGTATTTAACTGCTCGTCAGCGGCCTCGCGGTCCGCGATTTCCTTGTCAATCCGCTTGCCCAGCGCCTCGTCAGCCTCCTGCCGCACCTGCGCCTCTGCCGCGTCAGCGTCCTTCCGGTCCTGAATCTCCTGTTTTAGAGCCGCATCCAGAGCCTTGATATCATTTTCGGCGGTAGTAATGCGCTCCTCCAGCGCTGTGATTTCTCCATTGATTCTCTCAATGTCCGCCTGAATCTTCGCGATATCGTCCGCGTTCTTTTGCGCCAACTCCCACGCCTTATTAGCTACCTCGCTAACCTCGTCAACCTCATGGTTGATAAAGTCAACCTCATTTTTCAGGCCGCCAACTCTCTGAACCAGCTGCGCAATGGAGCTCTCAAACTGATTGCACCATCCCTCAAAAGGGCGCTTGCTAACCACCCAATACGCGGAGTTCTTAGGCATCTGCCAGTTGTCAGGGGAAGAGGTGAGGCTACCAAGATACTCCATGCCGCCGCCCGCAGTCGCGGTGATAACAGCCGTTGTACAACCCATGCCTTTCAGGATATTCGCTACAGTGATACCCTGCATACCCTGCACATCCTGCTTGCCGCAGTTAAAGAATACCTTATCACCGTTAGAGGACTTATAACCAATCGCACAAATCGCCTGTTTGGTGGTCATCCCCTTAGCCTGCTCTGTAATCTCACCGTCCAGAATGATAGGCACAACAGACCCAATGAGATCAACCACCTGATTCTGGCACAGAGTATCCTCGTCAGTATCGCCGCCGAAAATCTTCAAGGCCCCGTGCCGGTTGAATCCGCCACAGAAAATGCCACCCTCAGGCGTGCTAGCCATAGGTGCACCCATATACCGTGCTACGCCCTTCCACGGCGCGTCCGTGGTTGCACTAATAATTGCGTTGGCGTTAGTCACAAAACTAACATCCTGAATACTCTGCACAAGCCCGGAATTTGTAGTATTTCCAAATGCAGGCATAAGCTTGATAAAGATAGGCTTGCCGCACTTGTCAACGCACTTCACGTTGATAACGTGATAGGGGCAACTGTCATTCTCAGAATAACCGGTTTCCATGCCGACCTCGTCCCGATCATAATACACATCATTGGACACAGCCGCGCCAACCACTCTGTCAAGAGCCTCATAGCAATTACGCTGAATTTGGTTCCATCTCAGGATGCACTCATTCACCCGCCCAGCCATTTCGCACATCTGAGCTTGTACATTAGGCCCAGGGATATTCACCACAGGTCGCACAGGAGGCGGCACAGGTGTCCCGCAAGGGCCACAAGGATCACAGGGGTTAGGCTCACAGCAATGATCAAAATCATGATAACAATCTTTCATTAGAATACCTCCATAAAGCACCCTCTAAGGGCTTCAATAATCATTTCGTCCACGTTGATGAAGGTTTTACGGAAAGCCGCCAGCAATTCAGACCCACTAATACCAACGTACCCGCTGACAACTTCCTCAATTCCGCTTTCCTTTGTCTGCGTCTCATCTTCTTTTCTATCCTTGCTTTGCGTATGCTTTTCATCTGTCTTGCCCTGCTCGATTCCAGCTGTATGACGTTCTCCCGTTGTATCCTCAACGGTATCATTATGTCCCGTTGTATTTTCGGTGAGGTTAGACTTGCCGTTTTCATGCCAATCTTCATTATAGTCTGTAGTCCTATCTGTGTTCTCTGTTGTATCCTCATGGTATGTTGTATCGCTTGTATAGTCCTTATTCTTCTTCTCTGTCTCCCCAACCGTCTCATTTTCAGTTTCGTTTTCCGTCACGTTCCGTGTCGTATTCTCGGTTACCTTCTCCGTTTTATTCTCTGTATAACTGTTGCTAGTATGCGTACTTTCGTCTGTGTTCTGGTCCTCGCTAGTTTTTGTCGCATTTGTGAGATAGTTCCATACAACGCTGTTCGTAACATCTCCACTAGAAGTAATGCCCTTTTGCGGAGTGTCAGAATAAAGTTTACTACCATCTGTGTTTACACTACGATCAAGCGTGCTATCACTCGTCCCAGACCCCTCGGTCTTAGTAGTCGTATCCCTGGTTGTCTCTACCGTCTCATTCAGTGTCCTATCTTTAGTAAGCTCCCTAGTGATATCCTTAGAATTGTCCTCAGTCGTGTTATCAACAACCCTAGTTGTAGAATCTTTAGTTCCGGTTACATCCTCGTCAACAACTTCCTTAGAAGTCTTGTCGCCCTGCTTTTCATATGTCTCTTCTGCCGTGTGATCCAAAGTGCTATCATATGCGCCAGTTAAATTCCCCTTTGTGCTTTCGTCATCCCTATGACTATTCACGAAATCCCTGAGCATGACGGCTGCCGAATTCTCACCGGAATTAGCTATCCTAAGCAGATTCTCGACGTTTCTACCATTAGTCTTGACCAACTGATTCAACATGGGATCAAACTTAATTAGCTCGCTCTCATATAGCCTGTTATAGTATGGCATAATCTTCATCAATTCCGCGTTAAGAAAATGCTTGAATCTGTCCGGTGTCTCCGCCCCGATCTGGTTAAACCAATAGTATGTTATAATCTTTCCCTCTAGGTGCTTCTTATGTTCTGGAATAAAGGTGTTCCACCAGTCGTTGAAAACTTCATACCCACCCGAAACGAGTTCTCCCAATTCCGGGTTAATCTGGCTCGTCCCTATTAGTTGACGCACCGTCGTCACCTCCCTCCTGGAAACCTTTATCCATCTCTATGAATTCTTCCATGAAGTCTTCCACGGCGTTCAACTCTACCCCAACATTCAAGCCAAACATAGCATTGATTTCCTCACATGCCCTTTCCCTGCACCACAGCTCACTCTCGATAATGTGCCGCGTGGGATTTCTCTGCCCCTGCCCCTCCGCAGAAATAAGGCGCTCTTTCTTGTCGCTTGTAAGGCTATCGATTCCTAAGCTCGTACAAAGCTGTTGCATGTAGTTTCGCACATTTGCCCACATCTCATTCAGCACGCAGTTTACGCCAAAGTTCATTACCTTCACGCTTTCAGGGTTACCGAACTTAGAGCCGAAAATAGCAATCTCATTTCCGGCAATTTTGTTTGCCGCCGTGATAGCGCTTTGCTTGTCCTTCTCATCACACTGAATTGCAAATGGCCTCTTGATAGTCTCAGTGTGGATATCGATGCTTCTGAGTGCGTTTGAAATTTTGGGCGAATAGTTCCAAATAGAAAGATAGTCTGGCGTCATAGTCTTATTAGCTCTAATCAACACACTATTATCAATGTCAAATCTGTGTCGATACTCGAAACTATACGCCTCTCTCACTACGCTCTCATAGTAGATGTTAAAAGGCCCCGGCAAAGTTACCGCTGTATGGATATACCCTAGGTCCGGATCATTAGCGAACAGCGCCACGCCGTAAAACAACAGCGTCATTTCAAGCGCGCGTTCATTGCAACTGTCCGGCAGGCCCGTCCACCTAAACCGGCTTAACGCCATATTGATAAAGCGGTTATAAATTTCTATGGTCTGCTGTGCGTTTAAGACCTCCGCCCTAGCTCCGTTAGATGGGAATACTATGCCCGGAAGATTTGCACCGAAAAAGCAATCAAACAATCTTACCACCTCCTAAACCGGCGCAGAATCCACGTTGTATTCCTTTGCGCCGTTTGTATAATCAAGTCCCTCTCCGTTAGGTCCTTTTACGTTCTGTATCTCTTTGTCTATGGTCTTACCTAGCACAATCGTAACAGCCGTTCCGATAGGTGTTGCACATATGGTCCAACAAGCCAAAGCTCCCGTGTACTGATACTTGATAGACAGCAGAGCCAGATAAAACCCTCCAGCCAACAAGCAGGCTAAAAACAACACCACAATCCAGCCCAAAATCCTACTATACAGTTTAGAGAACGGCCCATTGCGCTTTTTAATCCTCATACATAATACACCTTATTCCATATTGAACTGCCACTTCATGTTCAATGATGCAGTCTCTATGATTTTCCCACCCATGCATAAAATAAGCTACACTAGCACCGGCCATCCTCTTAATAGATTCACCGATATTCAGAATCGGGTCAGAATAACTAACGCGTGGTTCAATAAACTCTATATTATAATCGCCCAGCTCATGGAACAATCTCAGTTTTACCTCCTGCCTTCTCCTCAAAACATCTTCCCTGGAAAATCCAATCATTGGCTGTGAAATAAATACTTTCATTGTAACGCCTCCTAAACTAATATCGGATAATAAACTGTCGTGTCCTGTCCTGGTCTGTTCTGTCCTGGTCTGGCCTCTATAGCCTAGCAACTTTGTATTCGCTCGTAAACCGCGCTATTCACTTCTGACCTGGTCTTAACTGGCCTCTTCTGGGCTATACTAGCCTACCTAGGCCAGTCCATTACATAAAAGAACTTGTCTTTAATGTTCGGTTTCATTACACATACGATTTGTCGTTATACCTCAGCCTAGCCCAGTCCATAACAGAAAAGGTCTGGTCTTTAATTGCCTCTACGGGAGTTGACGGTAGACGCCGGGAGTTGAGTGTAGTTTACGGTACGGGATTTCCTAATGTTTTATTGAAGGCTTTAAGAATGGTAACTAATTGTTCTCTATTTACAAAATCCTGCCACATGTAATTTCCTTCGTATCCTGTAATAAGACCGTTTCTAATTGCCCATTCTCTGGCCTCTTCTGACCAGTTCTCTGCATCATTGTCCTGTAGTGTCTTACGGTATTCTCTTACGATCTCTTCCGGGGATGCTCCACCGGCGCTTTTCAGGAGTGCATATACATCTGTTCTAAAGTCGTTCATCGTTTTGTTGTGCATTGGAAACCAGTGCATAACGTCAGCGTGATTGGATGCTACCCCTAGAGTGAAGCCCTCAGAGTGACAGATTAGGACATCCTCTTGTGATGGGTCCATCCTGTATAGCCTACATAGATAGGCGCAGAGTTCTATAGCCTCTGTATATACAGCGTTGAAATAATCTGGGTCTGTAAGGCCGTCCTCACAAATCTCAAAGGAGATATAGGAGTTATTTGCCGATCCCCAACGGCCTGAACCGGCGTGCCACGCGCGCATGTTCCATGGGAGGGTCTGCACGGTGGCAATGGAACCGTCATCCAGCTTGCCAATAAAGGCGTGTACACAGGTATCAATGCCGGGGTGGTTCCAGTCATTACCGTTCTTGTTTACGCCAATACCGTCTTTGTCTGGCTGTACGTAGCGTTTTAGGGATGGGTTGTTTGCCCCTGTGCTGTGCACCATAATTCCTCGGATGTTCAGAGGCTTTCCTGCTTTATAACAATCGTTATTCGTCAGGTAGTTTCTGATTAGATGCATCGTTGTACGCCTCCTTTAGTTCAGCGGTTAAGGCCGCGTTTTCTTTTGACAGCTCCATCAACTGGTTATATAATTCTGCGTTTTTCGTTTCCGCGTATTCTAGGTCGTTTTGAAGTTCCTGGTTGTTGCTCTTGGCACTTTGAGCACCGAAAAAGAAAGCGATAACAACAGAGTATATGGTCATAAAGTCTTGTGAGATTGTCTGTTTATATGCCATAATGCAAAACACGATTGTCAGGGCGATTGTTACTAGGGATTTAACGGACATGAGGTTAGCTAATCGTTTCAATAGATTGGTCATATAATCCACACCTCCGCAGTGTATTTTACTAGGTTGAAAATGATAATCATTCCTGTGAGAGATACAATAATATTTACCATTATGTATGTCAGCCAATATGCGGTATGGTTGATCGGTTTATTTTTGAATACTGTTCTGGACATAATGTAGTGTAGACGTTTTCCAACCGGGATTAGTAACATATAGATTGCCAGATAAATGAGCACTAGAGCTACAACTGTTATAAACTCAATGGTCATGTAGTACCTCCATTTTTCCTTGTATGTAGTTCACTGTTGCTGTAAGTTCTTCCACTTGTTTTGATAGGGTGCATATTTTAGATTCTACTTGCTTTATTCTCCACTCTGTCACCTTGTTGGCTGAAACAATTCCTGCGTAAGTTCCAACTAGCGTTCCGATTAGAGAGAGTATAGCAACAATTACAGTTTCCATGGCAACCTCCTAACTCTTGTTAGCGGACGGGTTGGAAAAGTCACCGATGGCTCTTGCTCCTACGTTCCAGAATGTGACACCAGCATTTAGCATTGCTTCAATGCGCTCTCTGTAGACGGTTGGAATAGCACCGGATACGTGGCCCTCAGAAGTCTTAACAAAATTCCAGCATGGACGGCTGTTGCGCTCTGGAACTTTCAGCCTCATGACCTTGTAGCCGTAGCGGTCGAAAAAGCTGTCAACTGATTTCATGATGCTCTCGTTGCACATGTACCAGCGGAATTTGAAGCCAAACTGGCCAATTGAGGCAGCTAGGATGGGGTCAGAAGACACAGAGCCATTAACAGCGGCTGAACCCTTTTTGGCCTTTGTATCTGCATCCCAAATACTTGCCGCACTACTGAGGCCACTTGCAACGAGTCCCGGAACGGCGGCCATTCCTACCCCTGTGGCAGCGGCGGCTCCTGCAAGGATGAAAGATCCAGCTGATTTTGCTGTGGTTGCTAGAATGTTTACTTTGTTGGTCTGTTGATACTGAGCATATTGATTTCCAACCCATGCACCTTGCGGAAATACGGTGATTGCGCACCCGTATTCTCCAGGGTTTCCCATGTAGTCATAGGCGTCTGGCGTTGCAATGATTCCTCCGCCGCCTCCGATAAAGCGCCCGTAGATATGGAAGTTAAACGTGCCTTGTGTTGTGATTAGCTCGGGTTTGTATGTCACTGTCTCGCTGTTCATGCCTTCTACTTGCGCCACGCAAAATTCACTAGAATAACATTTCGCATTTCTGCAAAGGTCTGGCCCAATTGCTCCGCCGCTTTGCCACGGCGGAATAGTTTCAACTGCTTCTGACAAATCGGATAGGAAATCGCCGGGTACGGAGTAAACGCCTAGGATATTCTCTAGCTTTCCCTCGCTTGATTCTGCTACGCTCTGCAAATAGCTGTTAACGGCTCCTGCGCTTGAAAAAGTTCTCATAGTTAAGCCGTTAAACACATTATTTTCTACAGTGCCTCCAAACATTGGTTGACCGGAAGAATCATAAGGAGTGAATACCACAAATGTATCTGGTGCGTATGCCTTTATTTGGTCATATACAACTTGGTCTGGTGTGCCTCCCATTCCTTCGGGTATCCCAATGTTAATCCAGTTTGGATTAGCTCCGTTCCAGTCGTTCACGACATGCTCTCTTTCCACTAGGCTGTAGGAGGTTGGCCAGTTTATGTCCCCACAGTAGGTGCAAAATGCGTCTACTTCAAAATAGATGGTTGTTGTGTTCGGGTTTACCCACTCAACCCCTGTAATGTTCGCGATAATCCAGCGCGGCCCGGTGCCGGTGTTTTGCCACATGATAATGTCGCATGTCAAGGCATCGTTGTAATTGTATTCGACGCGGCAGTATTGTCTTTCGTCCGCTCTCTGATATGAGTATTGTGTGAAAGACGCTTTTACTTTTCCGGCTAACCACCCTTGCATGGCGGCATTGGATTCAAAGTAGGGTTTATTATACTGATCTATGCCTGTATTTGTACAAAGGTAAATTGTTGTTTCGGGTCTCCATAATGCCATGGTTTCACCTTCTTTCTATTGGGAGGGGCTTTCGCCCCTCCCTAAATTACTCTCACGCGGTGCGGAGGGCCACGCAATTGTGGAAGGGAGACAGAGAGAAGGTGTCCCACGCGTGCAGCCAATAATTCCAGTTCATCGCGGACCCGTTATAGAAGGTTGTGAAACGGCGGAGCTTTTCGCGAATCTGGAATGTTTTAGTGTCTGCCAGCACTGCCAGTGTCTTTCCATCGGCGCCCAGATCGTCAACGATAATCTGCCGGGCCAGGTAATCAGAGTAACTGAGATTGAACGCCGCGCTCAGTACCTCAACACCGATATTTGCGGCTACGTCTGCGCGGATGATGATCAACTGATCTTCGATGGGGCTCCATGTTACGCGGTCGTTTCCGGTGCCTCCCATCAGCTTGTAGTTGTTGTAGGCGCTGGAGGGGAAGGTGAACAGCATGGACATATTGCGGAGCTGGACTTGGAACTGCTTGCCGGTGGCCTCGTTGTTGGGCATTACTGCTGTAACTGTTTTCAGCTTTCCATCAGTGATTGCATCAACAACTAACTGTTTAGTGTACTTGAATTCATCAATGGTGTTCGCATTGTAAAGGCTGTCTACAATGCCCTGGATGAGGTTTTCAAGGGCGTTCCAGGAGACGAAAGCGTTTGTAAGCTGTTCGTTGTTGATGGTAACGGGATATTTGTCCTGTCGGTTCAGCCGATACCACGCGGCGGCCACATCGGGCTTTGTCATTTTCAGAACTGCGGCCATACCGGTTTCAGTGCCGTCATATGCCTGAGCGGTAGCCGGATTCACGTGGGCTTCCTCAACGTCAACTCCCAGAGGCTCAGCGTTTTTACGGAGCATAGACAGAGGGTTGTTCCACATCTTGCGGTAAAGGATGGTAGCAACGATCTTATTTACCAGGGCACTCAGAAACTCGTTGGCCATTGCATCGTATGCAAGGATAGGATTTCCTACGTCCGCCAGATTTGCGGGAGTGGCTACAGGCACAGCGGCCTTATAGGCGTCACTCGCATCATTGCGGATTGCGTTCATCATTTCAGGGCTAGCAATAGGGTTGTTCTTAGTTGCCATTGTTGTTATCCTCCTTATAGATATTCTTTAGAAAATCGTCAACTCCAACCGGCTCTTCTTTGGTGGTTTCCTTGGCCTTGTTCTCAATTGCCTCAGCCTGAGAACCGATCCTCAGAAACAGGTCCATATTTGCACTCTTGAGCCGCTCATTTTCCTTGGTGACGTTCTCATTGTTTTGCGTAAGCTGTTCCATTTTTCCGATATTATCAATGATAACGTCTTGCATCTGGCTCAATAAAGTCGTTAAGGTGGCCTGATCTCCTCCCGCGGAGATAACTTCCTCAGAGAACTGCCGGAAAGAATCCTGTGTAAATTCGTATGCCATTTTGTAACCCTCCATTTGTTATAGTAGCTTTCTTAGTATAGGCCATGCAAGATTCTTTACTTTTTGTGTCTCAAATCTCAACATGCCAGCAGAGAAAGCATCCATTATACCTTTAATAACTATGTTGTTCCTTGTTGCTAATACGGTAGAATTGTTGTGGTCGTTTAGGGTCAGGCTTATTGTTATCTTTCTTGTGTCATCGGTTTTCTCTGATAGGTAGAAAATACCAGAGTTCATGTCCCTGTACACGCCAATTTTGAAGCCGTCTATTAGTATCGTTGTAACATAGAAGCAGGCTGTAACCATCTTTTCAATGAATGAATCCGTGTCTAACAAGAACTCGTTGTCCATTGAATAGGACCCGTATTCTGTTCCGTCTATCAGGCGTCCAAATCTGGTTTGTTTTACGTGGTTAACGTAGGCTGGGTTCGTGACTGTCTCTAGTTGGATGTCCTTTAGTAGCTTTCTTTTCTGCCCTTTCTCTAATGATAGGTTGAAATATAGGAAATAAGGGTTACTGAATGTAACGGCGTTACTCAAGAATAATACTGGGACATCTCTGTCTCTTGATATTGTTGAGTAACATTCAAGGAAGGTCACGACTTCATTTTGAAGGTAGCGGTATGCTCCTGCTCCAATGATGAATTCGTCAAAGATAATCAAGGTGACGTTTGGGAACGGCATTGATTTAAGCATTACTGCTTTTGACAGTGGGAAATACCACCCGGCGACTTCCTTGTCTATCCTGAATAATCCGCGGTCCGCTTTAAACTCGTGGTCCGGAAACTCCTGCATGATATCATCGAAAAAGTTTCGCATCTGTGACTGAGGCATTTCTGTGTCGTACCTTCTAAGATATACAAATTGTTCGCCTTTTTCGGTGAAATTTTTAATTGCCCTCTTTTTGGCTCCGTAGGTCTTACCAGCTCCACGAGCGCCTACAACAAAATTAAATAACCTGTTTCTTGAGAGCGTGTCATCTGCGTTGTAATACATGGACGTGTCCTTAGTGTCCACTTTATCACCTCTGTAAAATAAGGGAAATCCTTGCCCTCCACTGTGTCAGCACACCACCGCCAATTCCCACCCGGGAAGGCTCTTCGCCCCGGTGCCCCGGACGGGGACACTAGGAAAGCAAGGACCCCTCTATGGTATTGTATCATAATGAAAGCGAGTTGTCAACCCCTTTTGCCTTTTTTATTTTGAAAGTTGTCTCCTTCAAAATGACGCCGCCGGGGACTATTTTGGGAAGGAGTTTTCCGTCAAATACTGCTCCTTCTGTAAATTCGCTTTCAGTTATTGTCTCTTTGACGTTCTTAGGCATACCAGCACATTTTATGTTGATTTTTTCTTGATAGTCTTTCCCTAGCGTTACTTCTAGGTAGGTTTTCTGGCGTATAAATTTGGCCCTAATGAATGTTTCTTCTAACTTAAATGCTCCTAGGGCTTTGTTGTCTACCCACAACCCTTCCGGTGGTTCTGTACCTGCTACATGTAAGCTATCTGTGTCTGCATAGATAAATCTATCTCCACATATCTGTGCACCTCGGATTATCTTGTCTCGGCAGTAGGCGGTTATAAAGCACGCCATAGGAATATAGCCGCCTTTTCTTATCTCCTCCTCTGATAGTTTAAATCCTACTCTTCCATCTTCTCTTAGATACGGGATGCAGGATTTTCCTCTTTTCTTTGACCCAAATTTTCCGTATAAGGAATTTAGCATTAGTTTTGCTATTTTCTCGCGCCCGGGATTGCCCTCTATTCTGGCTTCGGTCTTTTCATTGTACCAATAGTCTATGTATTCGTCAAATAGGCCGTGCGTTCCTTTTAGCATGTATCCGCCGCACCATTCTATGACGTTCACGTCATAGTGGTCAAATACTAGCTTCTCGTCTACGCTTGTTAGGTATAAATAGGTTGGCTCTATCGACTGTGTTAAATACTCTGTATCATGGTACATAAAATGACCTTTTATCTGTATGCATGGATAGTGGTTTGGTTTTAACTTGAATTCGCATAGGATGCATTGTATGTATAGTGGGTACATCGGGTTTTGTTTGTATCTCTCTGGAAAATATGCCGGCTCTCCGTAGGGGAGTAGACAATTTTTCATTGCCCACGGATACATTGAATTTACATCAAATACGGCTCCCTCTTTTACATCCTTGTCTTTGTATGCTGGGTTTACAAATGTAAATCCGCCTTTGTACGATTTCTTAAAGTCAGTGAACGTTGGTAAATCTAGTTCCGGGTATCTCTGTTTATATTGTTCTTTTCCTAGTCGGGACATGTAATCGTGCAAGGCGTTTGAGCCAGTTGTTAGTCTTGTTTGATTGTGATCAAACATAAATTTAAGGGCTTTTGCTAATATTATTACATCGTGAGAAATATAGTCTTTTTCTTCTTGCGTTAGTATGTGCCCTATTTCTCTGTCCTCGTGGTAGTCAATTTCTAGCTTCTTTTCCTCTATCCCGAAAGATTTTGGCATATCAGATATTGGCATTGGAAGTATTTTCAGGGAATCTATTATTTGGATTTCATCGTCTGATCCTGATTTCCTATCTGGTACAAATCTGATCTGATACCATTGCCTCATGTCTGATATTAAGGTGCTAAACTCGTTCCTATGTATCTTTCTATATTGTGAGTGAACATATCCTTCTTTTAGGAGGTGGTCTACAATAAATGTGCCGTCAAATTTCAGATTATGGAAGTATATTTTGCCGTGTAAGTTTGATATATATTCTATGAAGCTGTAAATCGTTTCTCCATATTCTATAGTTTCATCTATGTTATAGATATCACAAATGCACCACGCCCACACCCGGCAGTCATCAGGATTTGTGGTTGTTTCAAAGTCAGCCGCATATATTCCCATATCATAGGCTTTCCCAGAGTCCCAGTATGTAGGCTAGGTTATTCATGAATAACTCATAGTCTGAAACTATGTCTATCCTTGTTTCTGGTATGCCTATTGAAGCGTCGATAACTTCTTTTGATGCACTTGATACTAAGCCTATGATTTGCATTATAAGATTAGTTACTTCTGGGTCCTCTCCGTTTGTCATGTTCCATAATTGCATGGCTTCATATACATGCCTAATGTAATTTTGCCTGTATGCTTCTGTTAGTGGGTCGGCTTCTGAGGGCTCTAGGAAGTCTATTTCTATTTTCCTACGCTTTTCTTCGTCTGCTATTATTTTTGAGAGTGTTATTGGCCTTGTGCCATATACGGGCTGAGTAGGAAATCTACCTAAACGCTCTTGTGCTTCTGCCTGTGTGGCAAGTCGCTTTTTGCGCCGTCTATTCTCTTCTGCCACTGAGCGCTTTAACAGGTCAAGCGATGCCTTTGCTATTGGGCGGCCTTCAAAGGTTGTTAGCTCAAGTCCGGCCCTATCAAATCTCTGTAGGGTCTCTATTCTGCGCTTAAATCCATTTGCTGATTTTATTTTACCTGCTTCCTCTGTATATGAAAGTTTCGGTGGTAAATATTCTCTTAGTTCTGGAGATGTTCTTTTAATTGCGCTCTGTAAACGCCTGTTGTAGTTCTTTATCTCGCTTTGTAGCTTTTTCAGTTGTTGTTCTGTTGGGTTATAGACACTTTTATTTTCAGCTGATCCTGTTGTACCTCTTTTCCTCCGTGCCATACCCTGACCCCCTTCCCAAATGTTGCAATTTGAGCTAGAACTAAAGCCGCGTCTGGGTCGATCTCACATGGTAGGCGAAATTTCTTTGAGATGAAATCAGCGCCCTCCGTTAATATGCGGCTTGTGTTTTCGGATACTGTGCGGGATGCCATTTTACACCTCCTTTGATTAAAGGGAGGGGCTTGCGCCCCTCCCTAGATTGAATAACGGGACGCATTTGTTAGGCCATGAGCTTCATGGTCAGGGTGTTCCCGTTGCTGGTCTTAATCTGCTCAATGGTAACTTTCAGACCCTCAGGGAAGTGCAGGGTGCCGAAAATGTTGAAGATGTTGCGGACGCTGTTGGTGATACCGGAAGAGGTAGCCGCATATGTCTCGCCGTTATCATCAATCAAGATAACGCGGATTGCATCACGCTCAGCAGACCGGCCGCGGTCGTTGATTTTGCACTTGACCATGATAACATCGGTCAGGCAAATGGGCTTGTTGACCATGTCTGCAATACGGGTCTCGGGGGCGTTGATGGCGTTGTACAGCTTGATCTTATCATCGGGAGCTACGGGGTCGAAACTAACAAACATGTCAGAAGTTTCGGAGCCGGTGAACGCCTGCATTTGCTTATTCATATCCATTGTTATTTCCTCCTAAAATATGATTGTTTACTGATTGTTCTTTGCGGGTACTTCTTCGGCCAGTTCCATGAACTTGTCAAGGGACAGGCGGTAGGTATGAGGCACGTTGTCGATCTTATAGACAATCTGTGCGCCATGCTCTTTCGGAAGCTTCTTTGTCTCTCGCTCGCCCAGCTTCTTTTCGCTGAAAATGTCAGTTACGGGGATAATGGTGGTTGCATCGCCGTTGTTCTCGATGTTCCCCAGATGATAGATATAACTATCTACTGTTCTGGTCATGTACTTTGCCATGGTTTTTCCTCCTGTTCAAGCTCTTGCTTTCTTTAAATTTAGAATCGCGGGGATTTTGCTCGCTTCCCTCTGTACTGTTAAAAATGTACCGTTTCGACGTATTGAATTGTGGAGGGAGTGTTCACTTCCTTTCATTTTGTGATTAGAGGGAGCGGGTTTACCCCGTGGGGTCCGGCCTGATAACCCACAGACCGGCTGGGAAGGGTTAGTTGTAAATTCTTCTGCGTATCGCGCACACGAATTCATCTATTTCTTTCTTGTACCTAGTGAGGTCTAATGTGGCGTCTGTATAGCCTGCTTTCTCGTCCTCGTTTGCACAGTCTTTTTCTTTACGCTCTATTGTGCGCTCTAAGTCGTATGTGTAATAGTTCATGCAGGCTTTTAAGAAGCCTATTCTGTATGCGTCATAATGAATTACTGGTAGCATAAAGCGATTCCACATCCTTCTCCACGGCTCTTCTGCGCATGTATGCGCATATTTCCTTTTTGTTTAGCGCGATTTCTGCTATTCCTGCGTTATAGCCTTCCTCTTGTTCTTGATTGTTTCGACATGAAGAATTAACCATCTGTGGCTGGTTCATTCTACCGTATCCGTAGAAAATGTAGTTATAGAAAGCCTTGAATCTGCCTACCGCGTAATCATCCATCGTTTACCTCCCTGTATGTGTGCACGAATTCATCATGGGAAAGTACGCTTATTTTGCCTTCGGGGTCTAACAGAATCCAGTCGCCGGGAACTGCAAGGCATGTCTTGCCAGGTAATACGATTTTTAGTTTTAGTTCTACGCCTTTTTCGCTTTGCTCTCTACTAGCAAAAACTTTTCCGCGGTTCAGCAGGTCCATATACCATTTGGGAGGGATATGCTTCCCAAATCGGAAGGCGCTAACGGCTCGCTCTCTTGTAACGTATTTCATTGGGTTTGTCCTCCTCTCTGTAATGTATTGTAGCAAGGAAATGTGAACTAGTTATGAACACGACATGCGGAATTTTCATGGGTTTGTGTAAAGTAGTGTTAGCTTACGCTAACCGAGTGTGCGTAGGGTCGGGGCGGCGGCGGAGCCGACGGCCCGTGACTGCGAACAAATGTTCGATTGTTAAATTTTTAACAAGTGGGGTGTATGGGCATGAAAAGTGCCCGGTTAATACCGGGCACTTAATTGCCATAAGCCACGCTGGCGGATTAAATATAGGGCTGTGTTGCAGTTCCTAAAGAAATTGGCGGCTATTAGGCAATGCTTGAGATCGGGTGTTTCGACAATGATGTGGCGTTTCATTTAATTGCCCTCCTTAAATAGATATCACTTTTACGCTGATCAATTCGCCGTGAAGATTTGCGATGGCTGTTATTAGAGAATCAAATAGCTCAAACGTAGTGCAGGTTGAATCTTCCTCGCCATCGATGCGCCATTTTACAAATATCATTACTTGCCCTCCTCTTTCTCAACCCTCTCAGCGTTTTCTAGGAAGAAGCCCATGGACATACGGTAGTAGTGGACTGTTTCGGTGCAAGAGTACATTATGACGTTTTCTCCAAGGTCTTTACAGCGGCGTTTAAGCTCGCGCTCTCCAAGCTTATTATAGCTCTCCATTGTGCAGATGTTCTTAATCTGCGTGCCAGACACGACGCCAAAGTTGTAACTGTAGCAAGTGATTCCCCTGGTGATGTTTTTCATTGTTGTGCTTCCTTTCTTTTCTGTTCGGCTTTGTAGGTTCATTAGATTGAGGCTTGTTGTCCCCTCTCTGATTATAGTATAGCAGATGAGCGCTTATTTGTCAAGCATTATTTTGCGATTTTATGGGTTTGTAGGAAGTGCACAAAATGTATGGGTGCCAGTTGGGCGGTTTTATGAATGCGGTGTGCGATATGATATATTGCGGTTAATAGGATGAGGAAATAAGGTATCAAATCTGACGGCCCCCTA